ACGACAAGCGATTATACAACATATATAAATCAAAACTATTCGAATTTTATTTCTGATTTATCAATAATAAGTAATGATGATTATCTTAATACACATGTTCAATATCTTTATAACATTGGTTTAAATTCTCCACAATTAGAAAATAGAATTTTGATAAATCAAGTAAACTTTGCTAACGCATGTAATTTTAATAATCTTTATTTATATTTGGTTCCTAGTAGTCCATTACAAGATTATCTTAACTCTGCACAAAAGGAAATGATTATAAATGGAGTAAAACCATATAAAACAATTACTTCACAGATCGTTCCAATGGACCCAGTTTATATTAACATGGATTTTTATATTCAAAATCCATCTATAAACCCATCACCAAATGATTTATCAAATACACAGTTGGTAATAACAAAAGATCCAAACTCAAGAAGATCAGATTCAGCAATACTGAGCGATGTGCAAAATGTATTCAGTGCTACCTTCAATAGAAATATTAATAAATTGGGTCAATTAATTGACATATATCAGTTATCAACAAATCTTCTTAATATAAATGGAATACAAAGAATTCAAACTTATAGAAGTGATATTAATGTTTATGTTGAAGGTGTTTCATTGTTATTTTGGGATAAAGTTTATCCTGATAACTACTCTCAGGTTTTCTCACAAAATATATCATTACAACCATTCCAATATCCTGTATTTAATAACATTAGCAATATTGCTTCAAGAATTACCATATTGGAAAGTACTGGTTCCATTAAAGCAGCAGAATTTTAATAGATTATGGCATCAACAATTACCATAAATTCATCAAATGGGTTTTGCAATATTACGAATTTTAATTTCAGTTTAGATTCTGTAACATTATCATCCTACAATACTTTTTTATGGAATTTTGGTGATGGGTCAACGAGTAGAAACCCAAATCCAAGCTATACGTATAGCACACCAGGCTCGTATACGGTAACTTTAAATGCATATGATAATAAAGGAAATCACATTTCCGTTAATTCCAATTTAAATGTAAATTACTTTTTAAACGAATCAATTATATTTGATACGGTTCCACCACCATCATTTGCTGGACATTTAAATCGTTATCCATTTAAAATTAATATTACATCTTCTAGTAATGAACCACATTATATAAATTTAGGTGCACAGTATTCAAAATCATATCAATACCAAGAACCAGAAAACAATTGGTCATTTTTAAGACCACAATGGAGATTTTTAGATTTAAGTGGCAATCAAATAGATCAAATAAAAACAAACGACACTGCTATATATACCGATGCAAATGGTAATCTTTCTTCATCTGGTTTTTTTGCAGGAGTTACAGGTACAGCAGAATTTTATTTTATTGATGATCTATATAATAATGATTTATATGCTTCAAATCAGCCATATAGTACTATTATTGCAACATTACAAACTAGCGCATTAAGATCAAATAATGATTCGTTTAACTATGATAATAATACTCCTAGTTATGCTAATAGTTTGGCGCAGGTAATACTACCACATATATTTTTATGGAGAGAACCAGATTATTTAAATATTACAGAAAATGGCATTAATCAAATACCATCTATAAAATTTACAAATCAAAATGTTCCAATATTACTTAATTTTGCGGTTAGTAGTATTTATGATCGTGATTATATAAAAGACGGTAACGGAGTAACCATAGCAAATGCAAATGAATTTATTCATTATGCTCCATATAATTCATCATTCAATATAAATGTAAGTGCATCACTTATTAACTATCAACCATATCCATTAAGCTCACAATTTGATCCATCAAATATTGAATTTGTATATAATGATGAATATGGATTTGATACATCAGGTTATTATAAAGGTTCTTTATATTGCTATACTAGTACATTTGCTTCTCATATAACAGGTGCTTCACACTTTCCTTTGCCTGATTTAACATCTGTATTTGTTAATCCTATTCTTTGGGTATCAAATCCTGAAGCAGGAATGTTTTCAACAATTCAATATACACAAGGAGCACCTTATATTAATTCATTCAACATGCCTATTGTTGATCCATCAAAGTTTAATCCAACCGATACAATGCCAGTATCAGGATTTCATGGTATAAATGCTATTGCATCTGTACCAAATCCATCCTATCATGCATGGTTGGCGGACTCAGAACTTAATGTTTTATATAGAGTAAATTCAATTGGACAAATCTTATGTTCAATTGATTTAAATGCAATTATTAATACTAATGCAATTTCCTTTAGTGGAGTTGATTTAAATTTCACCGTACCTAATCAGTGTTCTCCAACTTGTATTTCATTAGATAGTCAACAGAATTTATGGGTAACATTATACGATACACCGTATGCTTTTAAATTTGATAAATTTGGCAATCCAATAATGACACAAGGAGTTGATGGAAACCCAATCATTACTCATACTATATTGAAAGGAGCAGATCCTGTTTCTAATTGGTGGAATGATTCCACTTCTATTTATGGTGGTGGAGAGACTGCAATAAATCCATCATTTATAGAAACCGATTTAGATGATAATATATGGATAACCTATTCAAATCCATTCAGTAGCATTTTAGCAAAATATGATACAGTAGGAAATTATTTAACAAGTATTAATTATCCTTTATGCACATGTCCACAACAATTACTTTGTAATAATGAAAATAATATATGGGTCGTAAATTGTGAAACTGTTAGCAATTTAAAGGGTTATATTGAAAAAAGAGATACATATGGAAATCTTTTAAGTTCGTTCGGTCCTTTCAGTAACATCAATCATCTAACAATTGATATGAATCAAAATATTTGGTTTACCTATAGTTATCATTATGTTGCAACAATTAATAATAATACAGGCCAAATAGATAATGTTAATGTTATAGATTATTCAAATCCAAGTTATTCCGATATTGCTCCAAATTGGTTTGATCCAAATAATAATACAGGAGAAACAATTCTTGAAGGAATTACGTGCGATACATTAGGAAGAATATTTGTTTTAAATTCAATGGAAAATAAAATATTTGTTATCGATTCAAATAGTTTAGATATATATGAAAACTTTTTAATAAATCCAAAAGGATTTGTTTTCTCATTAAGTGGAATCAATGCACCAACTGAAGTTTCATATGATCGTTGGAGTAAATCATTACAGGCAACAGGTGATTGGTCTGGCATGAGATGGGCTAATAAATATAATACCTTACAATATACTAATACGGCAAAGTATATAGATTATAATGGAGTATTAAGTAAAAAAATATATGGCAATTCCGCAAGTGATAATAACTATATATCATTTTATTCCAATAACTATTATGATTTATTTAAAATAAATGAAAATTTTGATTTTGCTGGTCAAATGAAAAATATATCATTTCAACAAGTTTTAAATCAAAGTACTTTTCTTTATGATAATTTCTTAGGATCTATTTTTGGTAAAGCACCATTTGACCATGATGGATTAGGAATTAAATCATATGAAAAGACTGCAAATTACGTTTCAAATATTTCTGATATAGATACTTGCAATGTGAATAATCTTTATGATTTATCAAATTCAATTGATTTAAATTCTGATGATTTTCGTTTAGACTATCCAGTATCAATTCAAAGACTAATGGATCTTTTAAGTATAAATCAATCAAGACTTTTTGGATCAACCTTGCAAGATAATGATAATTTTAATGATGCAAGTCAATATTCCAATTTTAATAGAGGTGAAAAATTAAATACTTTGACCTACACTGTTACAGCTGGCGTACCTATTGTTTTGAAATCTAAAACTTTAAATTCTTACAGATTAATTCCAACAGGCGCAGTTAATAATAGTAATTTTTATAGTTTAAATGATCTAGCAACATCGATATCACTGAGTACCGATTGGCATGTATATTATGAATTTTTCCAATTTACACCAATGATGAATAATATTGATGTTGAGAATATTATTGATTGGAACACTACAAATTTAAATAAACAAGAATTATTAACCTATTTAAAGTCTCCAACTGCAATAAACGAGGTTATTCCCAACTCAATTCTTGGATGGACAACCAATGAGGGTATAATGGAGTTTTTATTCACCTATGAACTTTATAAAGGATTTGGTTTAATATAGTAGGAAAATTGATATTTTATTCTAAATATTAATATGGGATCGTATAATATTACAACAACAGGTAACTGGCCTCAAGAGGTCTATACCATTGTTCCAACAGATTATAATACACTGAATGACCCAAGCTATCCCTCTGTTTACAGATATAATAATCTTTTTAGATTTTTTAATAATCCAGTAGAAGATATCAATGATTTATTAGATGTCTATAATGATGTAAATTTTACATATAATGGGTTTATTACAGGATATGATGTATATGGTACACTAACTCTTTCTAGTAATAATCAAAATTCAAATTTTATTTGGAATGTTTCTTCTAGCCGTTTAGGTAATATTGGATCTATTTTTAATTATTTTGATATAAATTTCTCAAGTAATCGCCCAAATTATAGTACAACAATAGAGTATATACCTGCATCAGCTAATCCAGAAAATTATGATCATAGGTCTTATGCAATATATCCTCAAAAATTAACATTAATACCAATATCTTTATCTGCTAATCCAGATAAGACTTATAATTTAGTAACATCTGCTGTATTTTTAAGTCCAATTACATATTCATACAATAGTTACAACCCAGATACCCAAGCACTTACCGATCCAATATTAATTAGTTCTGAAAGATATGCTTATAATCAGCACTTATCATATTTAAAAAATCTTCAACCGATTCAGCCATTAAATTCAACGCCATCCAATTTTAATTTAGTTTATACCTTATCGGCTACAAAAAATGTAATATATAATCCTTTAATTAAATTTTCTACACCAACCAAGAAAAATCCATTAGTTTATTCTGCATTTTTAGAAGCAACTGGTAATGGTACGATTTTAAGACCAGATTCTATTTTTATAAAATATGCAAATAGTTTTGACTATAATGGATTAACTTCAATAATAGGACAAACCTATCCAGAAGAACAACCTCAACTTAACTATGGGTTTAGATCATCCTTTATTAATAATTTTAGTTTAAAAAATCCATCACTATATACCTTTCAATTAATTCAAAGTACAGTTAATGCTTCAGCAAATTTAGAAGATATATCAAATGCCATTTTAACAATGGCAATTAATTTAACTTCCACAAAAATAAATTATCAATGTAGTGCTTATTATATTGATAAAGATAAAAGCATAGTAAGCTTGATAAGCGGAGTAAGCGGCAGAAATACGGAACTAAGATATATTGCGGATTCACCAAAATTCTTTGATAAAAAAACTTCTATTTTAACAGGTGTAACAACAAGCAAAGTATTAGGTTCTAACTTATCAAAAAGCAATGATACTGTAACTTGGACATTACCTTATTCACCACACTATTATTCATATAAACTTTCATTTAATGGATCAGGATTTAATAATTTGAGCGAAACGAGTAATCTTGGGTTTTCTTTATCTACTTGGCCTGTAAACACAACATTATCATCATTACAATTATCTTCTTGTTTAGTATCTGATTATAACATATTAACTGCTGATTTACCAACGTATGCTCCACATGATAATATAAATTTAAGAGTAATAGATTTTGATTCTAATACTACATTTATATTAAGTTCATTAAGTTGTTTTTATGGTTCTTCTTTAAACAATCATTATGATTTGATTAATTCACCATATGTACCTGTTATATCAGCAACGCAATTTTTATTAACCTATCCATCCACATATGGGGAGATATCCGTGATGCTAAGAACATCTTTAAGTAGTTCTACGTTTGGTCATGTTTCAGATTCACAGAATGTTAATATTAATAGTTTTGCAATTGGTTCGACTCAATTAAATTTAGGTTATCCTATTTCTTTAAATACATTAGATGAAATACAAAATCAAATTACACTAGATTCATCATTCTTATCCGCTGCACCATCTTATCCATCTAGAAATTTAGAAAATTCATTAATATCTTGGTCATGTAGTTCTTTCCCAATAACTCCATCTACCCTTAGTATATATTCTGTTAATTCGGCTGAAAATATAATAAATTATATTCCTCAAAATAGTGCAATACCATTTAATAATTCAACATGGACGGTAAGAGTATCAGGATATGGTAACAATACAGCAGTTATTAATTTATCATCTCAATTATATAATGAGGTTGCTACCGTTTCAACTAATCCAAATTTATTTAATTATTTTTCAGAAGGAAAATATACTATATTAAATTCTCCTGTTACCATTTCAAATCAAACAGCAAATTTAAGTCTTTCATCTTATGTTTCTGTAAATAATATAATTTATAATATACCTTCTAATACACAGGCATATTGGACATGGAGTTATGATTCAAATACTACTGCGTCAACTCAACCAATTAGTGCATACTATCCAGATGGTACGCCTTATAATTATGCATCTACAAATTTTGCTTATTCTTTAAGTTCATTGAATTTTAAAGTTGCATTATTCGAAACTGCTGACCCAACACAAACACATAATGTTATTTTTAAATTAAATTCGGTTGGTTTAACACCTAGTGTTGGTAGTAATTATCAAATAACCTTACAAGATTATCCAACTACCATTAGTACTGATTTTACCACAACTTATCTTAGTAATACATCCACTATAATTGGCGACACATTAAATGGAATCAATGTAATTACTAGACCAAATAATGACCTAAACAGTTTTGAATTTTTTGCTAATAATAACATTTTACCAAAGATAAAAGCTAATTTATTTCAATGGACAATAAGTGATGATCAAAGTAATGTAACAACATTTTCTTCTACTAATTTTAGCGATATATCTTCTGTAAAATATATAGTTGCACCCAATGCAACAACTACCATCGTTACACTGAGCGCACTTAGTGCAACCATAGCTGGTTGGGGAATTCCTCACGATAGAAGTTCATCAATAACAATTTATACACTACCAACAGCAGTATTCTTTAATCAATTAAACTTCATTAATTATCCACCTTATACTTGGTTACAAAATAATAGTGGTTATCTTACTTTAATTGATAGTACAAATTATACTATTTCTCAAGCACCAACTGCTTATGGAAATAAAAAATCAAATTCACAGAATTTTTATCTTTCTGCAAATTATTCTGATAGTAGCACCTATCAATATACCTATGGATCGGATGCAATTACATTAACTCCTCAAACATCATCGGTTTGCATTTTAGATATTCCTTACACAAAAGAATTTTATCAAACTATTGGTATGCCAATAAGCTTAACAGCTTATAATAATTTCTTCCCACAAATTAATGGGTTGACCTATACAGGGGTTAACTCAAATAGTTCATCATATGTTGGATATTTCCCAATAACAAGTCAAAGTATACCATTTAATAATTTAACCTATGGTCAAAATGGGTTATCAGCATTCAGTCAGTCGCCAAAGATTGAATCATATCCAACTTTAGTTTTAGCATTTTCAACATTAGATGCATCAATTGTTTTTGATTATAATACTATTACGCAGTTTGGTAATCAATTTACAGCTATAACCTCAATTAATTTAGATAATAATCCATTTGTGGGAATAGTTCAAACAATAGCTCCACAATATACAGCAAATAATCCTTTAAATTTATCAGAAGTAATATCGGGTACTGTAACATATAGTTTATCTTCTCCTAATTGGGTTAGTGATATTACAGTTCCATCTATTAATGGAATTTATGAATTGTTTTATTTAAACGTAGGTAATCCAAAATTACCATTTACTGTAAGTCCATACAAATTTAATTCTTTGGTTTTAAGTGCTAGTGCTAGTGCACCAGTAATTATTCCACCTACAACATTTAATCTGTATTCTTCTTCTGCTTATACAGGTGATCGTTCACTATGGAGTCCAGTATTAAATGATATCACATCAAATCCTTTGTCAATAGTAGCAGGTAGCACAAGCGTTAATGCAGACATATATATTTCAACTTATTACAGCCTAACAGGTAGTCCAATATTAATGCAGTTTAAAACTCCTGAAGGCTCACCAACTTTACAGATTACATCTTATAATGTATATTTTGGCGATGGTACTGTAGAATTTCATAATATAAATGATGTAATTTCTCATGAATATAACTCTAATGGTGTTTATATTTTAAGCTATGATGCCAATTATAATAATGGACAAACGAATAGCTTTTCTCTTTTAAATAACCCTATAACAATTTATAATAATTGGATAACATACGATCAAAGTAAAATAAGATTATTAAACGAAACAACGCTTACTCTGCCTTGGACTACTGAACAAGTTTATATTCAACCAAATGAATTTGGCGATGTTGATATCTTTAATACTGCACTTTCAAGATTAAATGATAATCTTCAATATCTCATTAACAATACACAAACTATAAATACGGATGCACCAACCTTATTTTATGGTTGGTTGGGAACTAATGAAAATAACAGTTCTGATACTGCACAAGAAATAGTTTGGCATACTCCAAATTATAATTCATTAGATTATAACAATACCAATTATGCTTCTGCTTCTGGTTTTTCAAATATCAGAGATTTAGTTGAAAGTGAAAATAATATTTTTGTTTTAGATGGAACACTTATAAGAGCTTTTTCAGCAGATAAAACAACTTCCGAAATAATCTTTGATAACTATAAAGAAATATCTGAAATATTAACCAATCCAGTTTCAATAGATTATGATAGTATTAATAATAATCTTTATGTATTGGATAATATAAAGAATAGAGTTTATAAACTTAATCTATCATTTGATTACATTAATGAAATTAATATCCAATTAACTGTTGGTAATTTTGGACAAATAAATGAACCAAATAAATTTAATTCTCCTTCTGAATTATTATATATTCAAAATAATGTTTTTATTTTAGACTATGGAAACTTCTGTATTAAACAATACACTCAAGATTTAAATTGGACTTATACATATTATGTTGATAGTTTCTTGACAGATAATCCACAAAATATTGCTGTTCATCCTAATAGTTTATTGGTTTATGTTTTAACAGAAAATTATAATATATATGTATTTGATTATATGGGTTCATTGGTCACGATGTTCCCATTATATGAAATTAATTCATACGAATTAGTAAAATTAACATTCGATCAAAATGGTGATTTCTTATATGTAACAACAACTAAAAATATATTTAAATACACATTATCAGGAAATTTCTTATCAATTGTAAATATTCCAAATGGTAGTCAAACACCACCAAACAAAGCACTATTAACATATACTTCGGCTAAATCTTCACCTAATAGATCATTAGTATTTTCAACAGCTAATAGTGTTATTAAGATTCAAGATATAGTAACATTATTTAAAGTTGGTCAAGGTTTACCTTACAATTATTGGTCTGATGAACAATTAAAAATTTCTAGAGATGAATTTGTACAAGATTTACCTTACAATAGATCATTAGTTCGTTTGGTTCAAAATATAAAAGGATTTAGAAATACTATGGATTCTAGGTTTGTTATTGTAACAGAACAAACAAATTTTGGAACTGTTACATATTTTTCAAAGTCTCCTATTGCAATTTATGATAGACCAGTATTTTCTTCCTTTATAGAAGATGAAAACATAGGCGTTGGCGTAAACGAATTCAATATACCGCAGGTTATTAATAGAGAAATTAAGGTTATTTATGATGCTCTTTCATATCTTGCATCTTATCTTTCGATTACAAATATTAATGCACTGAGTGGTGTTAATACTGGATGCTCAAATCCATTCTGTTGGTCATGGAATGCAATGTCTTGTTATAACCTCACCCTGCCAGTAATAAGAATATGTAACATCAATCCAATAACATATACTGAATTACAATCTAATTTTTCATCCGAATATGCATATACGACAACAAATACATGGGGTGATGCTACGTCAGAATGTTGTAATTAAAGATAAGTATTTCGTAAAATGAATCGTTTCCACTCAAAATATCATAGACAAAATCATAGCACCTATACTTCTGTTACTAATCCAGACGCAGGAAGTGATCCAATAGCTAGTTATGATAATCCATTTTTGGGTGATTTTGTTCTTCAAGGTGGATTAAGTGCTATTGTTCCTTCAAATAGCGCATATGGAGCAGTATTTTTTGGCGCATCAGGACAAGGTATTGTTGGAATTAATACTGCAACACCAAATGTTGAATTAACCGTATATGGATCAATATCAGCAAGTAATACGATATTTGTAAATAGTTTGGCATTTACCGCATCATCAACCCATATACCTAGTGGTTCTATCATAGGAAGCGTTTTGGCACTAGATTCAAATAATAACACTATCGGTTATATCCCAATTTATCAAAATTAAAAAATATGTCACAGGTAACAATTACATCAGATAGAGTAAAATTAATAGTAGATTTAAATCCTATTACTCCTCCGTTAAATGGTTATGAACTCATAGCCGTTGTTCAGGGTGGAGTAACATCAAAGGCAACTATTATAGATATCGGTAACTATACAAAAACCTTAGATTATTCTACTTGGGTGTATTCTCATTCGTCGGTTTATGCTACAGTTAGCTCATTAAGTAGTAATTGGAATTCTGTTTATGCAACAGTTCTTCCCCTTTCAACATTATTCAGTCAACAATCTGCTAATAATTTATTAGTTTATAGTAATGTAGCTGCTAATAGTGCTAATTGGAATTCTGTATATAATACGGTTATCCCTCTTTCAACATTATTCAGCCAACAATCCGCCAACAATCTATCTGTTTATAGTTTGGTTAATTCAGATTCTGCTAATTGGAATTCCGTATATAATACGGTTATGCCGCTTTCAACATTATTTGGTCAACAATCTGCTAAAAATCTTTCAGTTTACAGTACATTAAATAGTGAATCAGCTAATAACATATCAGTTTATTCATATATAAATTCAATTTCTGCAAATAATGCAGCAGTTAATAGCACTGTTAATTCCGCATCGGCTAACTGGAATGCAGCTACAACATGCGTAAAT